TAAACTAATACTAGAGTTAACAGCCGGGTCAGAAAAAAACAATAAAGAATCATACAGGTTAATACCATCACCTGCAATAGTATTAAAAGCAGATTCTGGTATTGTTGCATTAAACACTGTTGCCCCAGCATCACTAAACCCAAAATTAATAGGTTTACAATTATTTATATTTACTTTAGAACTTTGTCTAATTAGATATAAATAATCATCTGGTAATTCTGCTACATCTACAAATATTTTACCATTAAGTAAATTTTCTTTGAAAGTTACAGTCAGGTTTGATTCCGTTAAAAGAGTTCTAAGATCATCAATTCTTTTTTGACTTTGCTCAAAACCTTGACGATACTTATTACCCATAGGATTAAACCTTTGGTTTATAAATCTCATGATATTTTTATTAAGCTCTAGATCTATCTCCTCGCTTAATAATACATCGGCTTGCAGAGAGTGGATCTTGTCCACTCCCTGGTTCACCGCTATATGCATTTCATTTATGTTCATTAACTTTTAGCTTCTTTTAGTTTTGCTCTAAGTTCCATCAGTTTTCCTGAGTTCTTTTTATCATTCAACTGTATAACAGCGTCCTTCATTGTATCTCCTAAGATCTCATCAATATAAATTATTTGATTACCAATCTTACGCAATATCTCCAGACTAACCATTTCTTCTATCTGAGCTTTTAATTCTAAATCTTTGTCAGTTGCAAATTTTAAGAATTTAGCAGGCTCAGCGTTCTTTAATTCATAAAGCAAGTTCTCTAATTCTTCTTTTGTTAGAGTATCAGGATTTGTAGTATTTGACATAAGTTTTACAATATGTTTCATTTTATCTACGCTTCCTGAAGCTTTAATAAATTCTTTGTCGGCATCTTTTAAAACTTGAATTTTATTATTCTTAGTTCTAACTTCTTGCCCTGGGTCAAGGATGTAAAATCTTTTACCAAACTGAGAATCCATTTCTTTCTTACTGTTTGCTACATGTGGGTGTCTTTGTGCCCACTTGTAACGAATCCAGTCTTCCTGATTAACTGGTCTTCCATCCTCGTCTGTTGAAATATCTAACTCTACTCCTGCAAAAGGAACATTGATAGATAGTTCTGCCCAATATTTCTTTTCATGCTTAGGCCAATCTACATGATCAGCACCTACATCAAGTAGGCCATTTAAATGCTTTTTGCACTCGTCTGCGCTAAAAGCCCTTAGAGGTTGTCTATCTTTATAAACACTACTAAGGTACATTCTTGATTCTAATTGAATCTCTTTAGGCAAGAAACTCTTAGTCTCTTTACGCCTTAAAATTACTTTTTTTATCATTTTTAAGTTCTTTAAATTAAATTTCCATTCGGGTCTGTAAGAATACTCAACCCTACTTTCTTATAGTTATGAGATTACGGGGGGCTTTGACACCCCCCTCATCTCGAGAAACCAGATATATAGACTGCGATTAACGCCTCTTACGAACGTACACACTCAATGTCTAGTGAAGTATCAAATCTCTTCAATACAATACCACCAGTTTTCAACATGTGTACAGACGCCCCGTCTACATCAGATGCACGTAAATCTGATTCTGCAAACCCTTTAGGTACTACAGATCCAGCTACTGCCCATCTTAAATACTCACGACCTTTCTTGTTGATCATCTGAATGTTGGCTTGGCCATCATAGTTAGAGTTATCAACAAATACCATACGGTAAGATTCTAGTGAATATCCTGTAACAGGGTGTTTTGAACGAGCTTGTGCAACTGGGCCGTGGTCAAACATATCATGTTTAACTACATTTACTACGTGTCCATCCACGTGCTCGTATGTTGTAAAGTAACCAGTCAATCCTAATGAACGACCAGTACCTGTGATGAATCTATTCTCGCCACCAACCTTAAATGAGTTAGCAGTTGCTCCGAAATGATTCTTTAACGCCTCATCAAATTCTCTCATACCACCTGTTCCAGTGTAAAGAGTAATTTGCTTTTGAGAAGCATCAGTCATTCCGTAGAATAAGTCACCAATAATATTCTTCAACTTGTTTTCAGTTAAAGTAGAGTAAGTATCCTTGTTAATGATTTGTTGTAATAAACCAGGACCAGCGATAACAGGTTGTCCGTTTTCGTCTGTCATAGTAGTTACACCATTATCATCATAAGTCTTCTCACCATACATATACATCAACTCACACTCTTGTTTAAAGTGTAACATGTGCTGATATTCTTCATAGTCCATCCATAATTTAGTAGTTGAACCTTCTTTAGTTGGTAATTCAAACTCAGCAACATAGTCTTTTGCGTTACCAGACATGTGGTAAGATTTACGTACCGTACCAATTTTGTTACGGATTAAACCTGGCGCAGACCAGTTAGAAGCGTTACCTCTTGAGAAGTCAACTCCTACGTTAGCGTACAATTGACCCCACATAGCACCGTTAGTAACGTCTGCTTGAGGAACAACTAAAGTTGTACTTGGATTAACTAATTTTAAGTCGTACTCATAAGCACCATTCACCGCGCGTGGTTCAGCCATAATTCTACATAGTACTCCTGATTGAGAAACTAATGTATATGGGAAAACAAACCATTTGTCTGGGAATGTTACGGTGAAGATTGCTCCACCTTGTCCTTGATCTGCACCAAGGCTGCCTAATACAGGACGAATATGTTGAGTGTGTGATTTAACACGATACTCGTATTCAAAGCGATCAATAGATACAGTGTTACCTACACCTTCTGTCAACATAGTCAAAGGAAATTTTCTATCCTCACGTCCTGCGAGATGAGTAATGATAGGAGAAAGCTCAGTTGGCTTTTCCATCAACGCATTGACTAACGAATTAGTGTCAGTCATTTGCGAATCATTGTAATAAGTTTTTAATACTCGCATTTCAATTTAAATTTAATGCTATAGGTTCCTTCCTATAGACTTGTTAAGCTAAGGTCTAGATTATCTACATCAAATGATTTAGATCCTCCTTTACCTTTTGCACCTTTTACAGATCTCGTACTTCTTTTGATCTGCTTTCTCAAGGTTTTAGCTGTTTCTGTTTTAGCTTTTGCCTTGATCATATCTTCTAATTTAAAGCCTTTGAACATTAGATAGTCAATTGCTAACCTAACATCCATCTCAGCACCCTCATGATCTAGATCACGTTGTGTGTTGCCTTGTTTGTCAACTGGCTGAGATATATAGTCAAAGAACTTTTTCTTATCTTTTTGTTGTACTACTATTCCTGAGAACTCTCTAGACTCCTCAATAGTTTCACTTACATTGCTCCAAAAATTTTGTGCCTCCTGTCTTTGCTGGGCTGAAGCTTGTTTCTGTGCTTCCATTTGATGAGCTCTCTGTGCTTGTTCGTATTTTAATAATGCTTCTTTTGCTTTTACAGACTTATCATATAATTTATCAGTAGATGCATAATCTTCTAATAATTCTGCAATAAAAGAATCATCGTGTCCTTTTACTCGGAAGTATTCTACAAGTACAGCTTGTTGAGCATTTACATTATTCTCTGTAAGATTAACATTTGCTACTGTATTTAGCCTATTGCCTTGACTGTAAAACTCTGAAGAATCACCACCGTTTAGGACAAACTCTAAATGTTGTTGTATCTCAGGAAACTGCTCAAACAAATTATCCAACTGATCTTCAGCCATTGTTTGTGCTACATCCTGTGTCATTTGAGTAAGACCTTCTACAGTGTCTGCATAGTCTCCTTCCAATTCATATCCAAGATTTGTAAGAACTTCACCAATTACGGTGTTATCTATTTCTCCATCTTCTGCAGACTCCGTAGCCTCCACGCCATCATCTGCTGCTGAGTCATTTGAAGTTTCTTCAACTTCCTCTTCTTCCTCGTCGTCTGTGTCGATGTCTTCAACTTCTTCTCCTGATTCTTTGACTGCTGCATCTTCATCAAGTTCATTAGTTGGTTCTTCTTTTGTTTCTTCTACCGCAAGCTCACTGGCTACTGCTTCTTCACCCGCTGTTGCTACACCTCCATCAATGAAATCATCGAAAGAAATGTCGTCTAAGTTTAGTTTCTCTTTATTGTCCATATTGTGCAAATTTAATATTAATTATTATAGTTTTTATCTAGTATATATCTTTTACTATATCTTTTATAATATAACACTTCATATTACTTAGCTCTTTCTGAATACACCTTATAGAATTGTTCTATGTATTCTTCTGGTGTTTTATTTTCTAAAGGTTTACCATCCCGCCCTAACTGTCTATTAGGTCCATATTTAGTAGGGAATACTTCTTCCAGAGATTTACCATCTCTTAACACGTTTCCTAAATATTTTCTTGTACCCTGTCTTCCTAACATATTAGACAGAGCAGATATTTTTACAGGATCTAAGCCGTATCTAGAAAGATTCATCTGAGGATCATATTCTTTAAATAATTCTATACCATCTTTCATTATGTCTTTATCAAACCTTTCTTTAAAAAATCTTTTTTGTGCGGCTATATCTTTAGAGAACTCTTCACGTGTTCCAGGGTATATATCTTTTATCTCACTAAACCTTCTTTGATACAAACCAGTAGCACTAGATTGATCATTAATCATAAGTGCTCCTCCTACAGATTCTACATCTGCAATACCTGCTGCAAATGCATCAAAATCATAATCCATATTTTGAATATCCTGCTGCTTTTGTAAGTCTGAAGTTTTAAATGATTGTACAAATGGACTAACAAACACACCAGACTCACGTTTAGGTTTTGTATACTCAACCTTTTTACCTCCATCCTCTTTCTTCTGTACATACTTATCATAATCACTAGCAAAGAATGCAGCGAAGCCGCCGTGTTTTTGCTGAATCAAGGGAAGCGGGTTTGGTTTTTTGGGTAAATTTAATGTAGGCTTTGTATTAATCATATCATACTTATCCATACTATATTGGTTAGCTAGTATATTTACATTACTGTCTGGTGCAGTATGGGTATGATATTCCAGATCATAAGGAGACTGATAGTTAGAAGCATCAGGATACTCTCCTTCCTTAACAGTTCTACGTAATCTATCAATGTCTGTAATAATCCGTCCACCAGGACCATGCATAGAGAAGGGGCCGGTAAGAGTAGGGTCAACATGAGCGTACTCCTGAAAAGCTTTTTCCAGATATTGTGATTGTGGTTTTTGGTACATTGATGGATGAATAGTCCTTCCAGGACCAAACTCACTCTCTCTTCCGTAAGGATCGGGAATATATATACCTGCTTTTACACCAGCCTGATATTTTTCATAATCTTTAGGGTCTGTTAAATTTAGATCAATTTCTGTTCCTGGGTTTGTTTCAGGATGAAAATAAGTACCCTCCGGTATCTGAAGTGTTCTCCTGTTTCTCATAAAGTTTGGACCATGCATATAAGCATCTCGAGATGGAATATAAATATCTCTACCAAGCAAGCCAGAATTAGCATGAGCTCTAAACTGTCCTTTTTGTCTAAATATAATCTTTTCTTTCTCAGTCATGTTCAGGATTGGCTGATTTATTATATCAGTAGCAGGATTATTACCAGCTAAATTTAAAGCATCTATGAAATGTATGTCTTTTGTAACTTGATTTTCTTCCCCAACCGTAATAGGAATAGACTGTGAAACACCCGCTGGAGTTATATAAGCATCATATAACTGTTGCTGTGCTGGGGTTAAGGACGCATAAGTTTCATCCGTAAGTGCTGTTATGTCTACATCAGGAAAAGTTGGAACAACTGTAGCAGGTGCATCAGGTGTATGAGGACCACCATGTTCATAAGTAGTAGGAAAACCATAACCAGATCTAGCATCTACGTATGTAGACTTCTTTGGTTTATTTATATCATTAGCAAAACCACCACCCCTAAACTGAGGTTCAGGCATATCTTGACGCATCTGCTGTTCAGCCATTCTGAATAGTTCTAGGTAATCACCTTTATACCCATCCTTCTTAGCCCTAGTTATAATTTCTAATTTTTCCCTGTTATTTAGAGGCATTTCGTTTGCTATCCTTTGCTACTCGTTCTTGTGAATTTATTCTTTTCTCTTCAAGTCTAATCTTGTCATCCATATTGTCAGCTTTATCTTTTAGCTCTTGAGCTTTAAGTTCTAACTCTTGACGTTTTAGTTCTTGATTTGCTTCTGCATTGATTAGTGCAACTTCAATCTGAGTCTGTCTGTTCTTCTCAGAGTTGTCCATCTCCATTGCTTTTTGTTGATTAGCTGCTTGGATTTGTTTTTCTTGCATCTCCATCTGAGCTTGCTGCTGTGCTTGTTGCAATTCTTGCTGTGCTTTCTCAGCAGCTCTAATCTTATCTTTGATAGCTGTAAAGCTTTCTTGATCTATAGCTTCTGCTACAATAGATGCTGGTGTACCATTCTGTATCATAGCTTGTGCTAGTTGCTCTACCTTCATTTTCTTCTCAATATCAGAAGCTGAGTTACTAGCAAATATACCATAGTTAGTTTCAGAGTAGTCAGTACCATCAATGCTAAAGAACTCAGATGTTCCGTCAGGCATATAAAACATTGCACTCTTACTACCATTCCAAGCATCTTTAGAATAATCTAAAATAGCTTGTATATCTCTTTGCTCTAGTCTAGCAAATTTACGGAACATATCTTCTGTAATGTGTGAAGATTGTACAATAGCTTGCTGACTTGTTCCTTTACCTGCATATGTTCCAATACTACCCTGTCTTTGTCTATTTACTCCTGAGATTCTTTCCCATTCTTGTATGATAGATTCTAGTAATACAACATACTGTTCTATAGTTTTGATAGACATGTCCATTACAGCTTGATGTTGAGGATTCAGCTGCATACCTTCTTTGTTATAGTCTACCCATGCAATACCAGTTGCATCAACATAGTACATAAACTTATCCATGTCCCACTTTTTAGGAATCATGTTGATGTCAAACTGTGCAATAATATCTTTTGATTTTGCAATAGCAATTTCTAATCTGTACTTGTAGATATTGTAATTTATTTGGTAAGGAATACCTAATCCTACAAGTGATATATTCTCTGAGTTTATTTCAGAATACTTTCTACCATTGATTGGTAGCTTACCGTTTGATGGGTTGTCAAGTGTAAATCTTTGATTTTCTACTGGACGAACATCTACGTACATATCATCAGCAATCTTTGTACCTTGCCACACTTCTGTTACCCATTCATATGAAATCTTAGCACCTGCCTCTTTTAGTTCATCTGTAAGTTTTGTTTTTCCTTCTACTACCTGCTCTTCCATTTCTCCTGTAATAGGATTTGGGTATGTTAAGAATCCAACCTGTTTCATTGACTTCCAGTAAACAGTATTTACCTCAATAAGTCTGCTTCTGTACATTTCTACATTATGCATAGAATAACCTTGACTTAAGTGTGCATCATTAGAAAACTCTTCAGGTCTCTCTAATCTGTCTATCTGAGCATCTGTAAGTTCTTCTCTAAACATATCTACGATTGTAGATGCATGTGCATATTTACGAATCAATGCCCAGTCTCCATCTTCCACAAACTCACAGTCAGGATCTTTATCATAGTCAATATCTACAGGATTTAGTACCTCGTAAAATGGTTCATTATGTCTTACCCCTCTATGTGTGTAGCACTCACCTGATACTAAGAAATGAAACCAAGCTTTCTGAAACTTATCATACATCTCTTGTTCTTGCATGATATAGTTTACAGCCTGCTGACCCATGATTGCTCTAGCATCTACATAACTCTTTTCAAATAATTCTGCTACTTGCTTTGGCATCTGTACCTCTTCTGTGGGCATACCAGTTTGCATTCCCATCTGATTAAGACGGTTGATAAATTTTTGTTGCATAACCTGCATTAGAGTAGCTTTCTTAGCCTCCTCTTTAATAGACACGGTATCCGCATTTTTAACTACAACACTGTAATTAAGAGGTCGTTTAGATTTTTCTCCTAATAAAAGATCTATGATGGGTTTGATAATAGGATAATTACGTATTTTGGAAGGAAAGTTACTACGGCTTTTACCGTAAGGTTTTGTTACGTATTTATAATCTTCTTCCTCTACGTGACCATTATAATAGTCATACAGTTGCTGTAGTTTACTCTTGCGGTTACCATATCCATTTGTATTTGATAAGCCTATAAAAGCTTCTACGCATTCTTTTCCCCACTTGTCATTCTTTTTAGAATCTGCAAGTTTTTGTTTGGGTATACTATGATTTGCTGCGTACATATATTAAAACATTTGTCTATTGAAGAAATCATCCGTAGATCTATCTTCATATATATTCTTTACTTCAGCATTGTACAACTCTCTGGAATGGTACATTGCTATCATAAGAGACATAACTCGGTCAAAGTTACCTTTATGATTAAATTTAATTAATTCTTGCAACAGTGCTGGGTCATAGATCTTATGCAAATTTAACGATTCTTTGCCTTCACTTTCAACCCCTCGTGCTGAATTTAGCCAGTCTCTTATATATATCTCACCTTGCTGCTTTCTAGCTTGGGTCATATGCATGCCATAACTACGTCTTACACGTCTAGATTGTAACTCTTTTTTATCTAGCATTTCAAACTCTGGCTGCAATCTGTGTAACTTTCTATGTCGTTTTGCGTATGCTATAACTTCACCACGATCATTCTCAAATCCTATCCTGGCATTGTAATAATCAGCCAACATAAATAAGTTACGATTAAATTCATCTTGAGTTTCAGGTCTACCTACATAACTAGCTACAAGTATATCATCTGGTTGTGATAGATTATTTACTCTCTTAAGTACATATGCAGATCCAAGTGATGTAGAATCTGCTGACCTGTTTTGTCCATAAGGGTCATGCCCAATAATATATAAATTATGAGGCACTACTCCTTTCTTATCTTTATATGGAGCTTCCCACATAGTTACACAACCTGCGTTGTTATCAGTCTTGTTATGTGGGAACTTAAATATAGGTTTTAGTGTGTAGTCCGGTGTAAATTTTATAGTCTCCCCCTTACCATAATGCAGTCTTCCTGGTATTGCCTTGGAAGTCAGGTTGTTAACTTTTACTGTATTATACTGAGCTTGCAGTGATGATACATCAAACAGATTTGCTGTAATCTGTAGAGTTGCCTCACCTGGATTCATAGGATGTTCAGCTATATATTGATCAAATGTTTTTGTATCAGCTGCTAATTTTTTCTTCTCCCTCTGATCCATTTCGTATGCTTTTGCAGACTGTATATCAGAGTTACCATCCTTATCTATAAATCCTTCTAAGTTCTGATATATAGGTACAAAGTAACCACATGTACTACCCTGTGCACCATCATCCCATATATTCTCAAACGCTAAACAATCGTATGCATCTGGACTATAGAATAACTCTTCCAATGCATGAAAGTCAGAACCTTCAGCACCACCTGTACCAAATGCTATCATTGTACCCAAGGTCTTGCTACCTTGACGCATTGTTGGCATAGCTACCTCCCAAGCTTTCAAAAGGCCAGGGAATGACCCAGCTTCCTCAAAGAAAACTAGATCACCCGCCTTACCACGAACCTTGTCGGGATCGTCTTTCAATGATACGCCTATTATCTGAGCCTTCATACCAAGCTCAACTAGTGCACCGTTTATATTCTTTTTATAGCCTGACTGTTTGTGCATCTCACGGTCTCTAAGACGTGGTTGTGTCCATGCTGTATTATCATCTACAAATGATATGATGTCCCAGGCCTTTGATAACAGGCCATCACCGATCAGATATTCTTTCTGACTAGCAAATACATAACCTCTACTACCTCTTTGAAAATAATAGTTTCTTACTAACATAGCTGCAGCCTTGTATGAGAATCCTTTACGTCTAGCTTTTAGTACTGCTAAATGTTTATCTTCTTTTCTTGCTTGATCTACTGCATGAAAGTATTCGTGATCTCCATCATAGAAAGATGGGAAGCTGTTCTCACGCC